TTATTCTTAGTGGATGGTTTGCATTTGTAGCATCTGCTTGATTAAAAATATAAGTTGAGGCACGTTTCATTGTAAGAACTGGATTTGTAACACCATTAATAGCAAAATAATTAGAACCCCCTACATTCACTACTGTTACTGTGTAAGTTACAGTTTCTACATCAGAAGGGTCAGCAATAGTTGAGGTTGATGTAGTTGTTGTAGCTACAGGATCAAAATTCGCAGAGTCTAAAAATCTTGCTAAAGTTGTTCTTCTTTTTACTACCGCACCAGTAAGATCATTTCCAGGAGTTACCTGATTTACGTTTAGTAAAATAGCTGTGATTACATTAGTAACATTACTAATAGTCAGAGTAGGTCGAGGTAATTGACCGTTTGCATATTTAAAACCATCAGCTTCCATTGGTATTGCAATATAAGTATTACCATCCCAGATTATATTTCCATTGTTAACTTCATTTGTACCAGAATGGAATCGGTAAGTTGTAGCCGATCCATGTAAAGCTGCATCTGTTGTTAACTCAAATAATTCAATAACTGAGCCAGGGTTTATGGATTGGGTTTCAGATACAGGATTTGCCATTAGGGTTCAAATACTTGTGTAAATGTTGCGTTAATTCTATTTCTATTAAATTCAAATATTTCTTTAGTAAAAGAAGGACAAATCCATTTGAAAGTTGTAGTTGAATCAGGAGGCGACCAATCAAAAGATGCCCCGTCAACTTTTCTCGCCTCTAAAAATGTTTCAATTTCTCCTGCATCTTCATCATCAATATTAAATGTTAAGCTCCATTGTTTTGCTTTTTGGTTTATACCAAAAGTAAATCTTTGTTGGTAGCCATCACCAAACTGAACTGTTCTAGTATTAGTAATATCAGTTTTATTTGCAGAAAAAACAGGGTTATAACTAGGAAAAGTAGCCATTATCTTAATAAACCTCCAGGTCTTCTTTGCTTTAATAATTCTGATTGTATCGCTGCTGAGATAGCCCTGCCAAGTTCTTTACTTTGTTGTTCATCACCCTGAACAGACGATCCAGAAGCATCTACATTTACGCTGATATTTGTACTACCTCCACCTAGCTTGTCATTAGGCACTATTGTTCCTGTTTTTCTTGGTACGAAAAGTTCTGGGCCTTTTTCTCCTACGATTGAAGGTCTACCAGTTGGAGGTCTGCCTCCTCTAGAAAATCCTAGTAATCCTCCAAATAAACCAGGTGCAATACCTCCTAAGATTGTATTTACACCAAGTTTGATTAAAGTTGACCCTATATCATTAAGAATTGCTTTTGCTGCTTCACCTAATGTTTTTGTACCTTGAATTGCAGCAGTAAGACCATCACTAATATTAGTTGCTATTGAGTTATTTATTTCATCAAAAGCATCTCTGGTTCTATTAGCAGCTTCAGCTAATTTTATTTGTTCAGTAACAGATTTAATTTGACTATCAGTAAGCTCATCCATACTATTTAACTGAGCTTCTAAAGCAGTTAAAGTTTTTTGGTTGGTTTCATCTAAAACTGCATCTCTAGCTTGAATTTTTAAAAGTTTATCTATTTCTGTCTGTAAATTTTCTTTAGATAACTCAGCTTCTCTTTCAATTCCTGCAACAGTTTTAGCAATAGAAGGGTTTAATCCATTTGCTCTAAGTTCACTAATACGAAGAGTTAAAGCACTTTCTTCTTTTACTTTTTTAACTAAGTCTGTCTGTTTCTTTAGTATTTCATCTATCTGAGTTCCTGCATTAAATGTAGCTGCATCACCACCAACTCCTCCAACAGGACTACTTCCAGACGTAGTTGTTAATGAATCTCCTACTGAAAGAAAACTAGGAAGTTGTTCATTTATTATTCCTTTAGACCCTTCAGTTAATCTTTTGAAAAATTCTGCTCTTTTTTTTGTGTCACCAAGAACAGTTCCAGGAATAGAAATACCTCCAATTTTAGTAGACAAATCTCTTAAAATTTGTCCTTCTAATTTACTAAACGCTTTAGGATCTAATTCTTGGGCTTTACTTCTTATCCTTTGACCACCAACAGAATCTACAAATTTAGTTGCTAAATCAATTATCGTCATAAATGCTGGAGCAAGATCCGATTTAAATTTTAAGAATAGTTTTCCTGCTGCTTCATCTAATTTATCGAAAGAAGTATCTAAATCTTTTAAGTTTTGTGTTGCTAATTCTCCAATACTTTCATTTAATTGTCTGTTGACAACTTCTAACGCTTCAAATTCTTTTCCAGCGTCTATTAAAGTAGCAACTTGTTCTTTAACAGCATCATCTACTTTTATTCCTGCATCAGATAAAGCATCTAAAGCTCTAGTTGGATCTTTTAAAGCATCTCCTACTTCTCTAGCACTAACAGCAAATTGTTGTATTGCAGTTACAGCAGAAGTGGCAGCTAAACCTCCTGCAAAACCACCCATTTGACCACCAAATGCTGCTCCAAGTCCGCCACCTAATGCACCAGCAGCACCTACTAATGGCCCTTGTCCAAATAATAATGGAAACGCTCCAGAGATTATTGCACTTTGTCCTATAGTTGCTGCTCTATTTCTAGAGTTAGCTTTTGTTGTTGCAGCTTTTTTTTGCTCTGCTTTCAGTTGAGCTAAAGTTTGTGTGGTTATTTTTTCTTCTATTCCTAATTCTTTTAATGCAATTTGCTGGTGCGTTCTTGCTAAAGTTAATTCTCCTCTTACATCTGCTAATTTTGCTTTTTGTAAAGCTGCCATAGCTCTATCAGTTTTAAGTCCTCTTCCTTTTGCTCTTGCTATTTGACTTTCAATATTTCTTGTTTTTGCCATCGAAGCTCTTTCTGCTTCTGATAATTTAAGAGAATCTTTTTTTAATTTATTATCTTTAGTTGCTGAACCACCAGCACCACCACCCGTTTTATTTAAAATATTAACTTTTGAACTTATCTTGTCTATCTTTCTTAGTAATTCGTCTACTTGTTTTAAACCTTTTACATTAATCTCTATATCTGCCTTTGCTGACTGTGCCACGACTAAAAAACAAAAGGTTACTTTATTCTATCTTATCTTCTTCGTTTTGCTTTTTCAAATTCTTTTTCTTGTTCTTCATTAATTACTTGAAAATATGAACTCCAACCTATAAGTTCATCTAAAGTCATATCTCTTACTTCTCTTAAACTTTTTCCCAACTCTTTAGCTACACCAAATTGAAGCATCATTAAATTATCTCTCTTCAACTCAGCAGTTAGTCTTTTGGGTCGATTGTTTCCTCTTCTTCTGTAATAACTGCAAGCATTAACTTTTGCAAATCACTATCTTTTACTTCGTTTTTTAATACATCAATTTCTCCTGCACTAAAAAGTTTTCTACCAGTTTCATCTATTGCTTTTGCAAGTAATAATTGCAAAGGGAAATTAGTATTATCATCTTTAGAAAGTCTTTGTGCTCTTTCTCTTTCTGCCATTGTTAGTGGTGTTACATACATTTCAAAAGTAGAACCATCGGATAATTCTATCTCTTTCTTTATAGGTTCAAGATTTGCAGCTTTTCTTAAACGATCCAATGCTGATAGATTGCTTGCCATAAAATAAAATTAATATATTGATATTCTAATGCAAAACATGAAAAAACCCCAGATAATCTGAGGTTCGTTAAGTTATGCTAATTTAACTAAGCAGTCTTAGATAGATCGAATGTAGGAGCAGCACTAGGTCTGAAGGCTATCTCTACAACCTGTCCGTCATCTGGGTTTACATTGAAACTTGCAGAAGTAAGAATAATATCTGCCAAAATTGATCTACTTGCGTTTTGATCTACGTTAGCACCACTCATCTGACGATCAATGTACAATCTAACTTTTGCACCAGCTTGCTGACGTTGGATAACGTCTTCAACCATTCTACTGGATAGTAATGTATCATCATCTGTTGAGTAAACACTAGCAGAACCACTACCATCAGCAAAACCTGAGATAAAGGTTCTAAATGGTGCAGTCTGAGTAACAGTTTGACCAATACTTGTTACGTCAATTTCTGCTCTGGTTATTTCAAAACTCCATTCTCTTACAGATCCAACAACTAATGGTGTAGTAAATGTAATGCTTGCAAAAGTTCCTGCTGTAAAAGTAGGTGCTGCTGAAGCTGTTAATGCTGCTCCTCCTGCTGTTGCAGAAAGTGTCATAACACCAGTTGAAGCATCATAAGTTTTTACAAAATGATCTCCTGCTGCAATACAGTTAGTTAATGTTGCTCCTGATGGATATGCAAGTGTTACTGTATCGTTAACTTTGTAACCCAACTGAGATCCTACAGTAATGTTTCCTCCTGATGAAGGAAAAGCTGTAGCTGCGAGAGTTGTTACACTTGTACCAGCAGGAGAATAATATAACGCTCCCGAAGTACCCGATAGAACTGTAGCCATGATTAATAATTCTAAGGTTTGAACATACGGGTACTACCCGATATGTCTATAGGATAGCGTGAATTACAGCAAAGATTCAAGAAATTACTGTAGCTTGAAAATTTGTTTCGATTGTTGATACAAAGAAAGGTCT